ATACACCAGCCGATAAATCTACAGAAAAAGTTTTAGTTTACGAAAGCTATGTCAAATACGATGCCGATGGCGATGGTATAGCAGAACTTAGAAAAATTATTTCAGCAGGTGATGATGGATATGCTGTATTAGAAAATATGCCTTGCGATAGTGTTCCTTTCGTAACCATCACACCGATTCCAATGCCACATAGATTTTTTGGTAGATCCATTTCTGAATTAGTTGAGGATATTCAATTAATGAAATCAACTGTCATGCGTCAGTTATTAGACAATATGTATTTAACAAATAATAACAGAGTGGCGATTATGGATGGTATGGTTAATATGGATGATTTATTAACAACAAGACCAGGTGGTGTTGTCAGAACTAAACAACCGCCAAGTCAAGTTATGCAGCCATTACAAGCTCAACCGATTTCACAACAAGCCTTTCCATTATTATCTTACTTAGATTCAGTAAGAGAAGTAAGAACTGGTATTACAAAACAAGTTCAAGGTTTAGATCCAGATACATTATCAGCAAAAACTGCAACTGGTGTAAATGCTTTAATGACACAAACGCAAATGCGATCTGAATTGATTGCAAGAATATTCGCTGAAACAGGTGTCAAAGATTTATTTAGAAAAATTTTTGAACTCATGGTCAAGTATCAAGACAAAGAAAGAATTGTAATGTTAAATAATCAGTATGTACCGGTAAAACCTACTGAATGGAAAGATAAATTTAATATTAATATTGTTGTAGGTCTTGGCACAGGTTCAAAAGAGCAGCAAATTATACTTCTTAACAATATTTTAGAAAGACAAATACAAGCATTCTCATTACAAGGCGGAAAAGAGATGCCGATGGTCACATTGAAAAATATGTATAACACATTATCTAAAATTATTGAGAACGCAGGACTTAAAAATGTTGAAAGTTACTTTGTTGATCCTGATTTAGGTAAACAAATGATGCCACCACCTAGTCCTCCACCTTTAACACCAATAGAAAAAATAGAATTTACTAGGATTGATTCTGAGAATAAGAGAAAAATTGCTGATCTTGAGCTTCAATACCAAGAGTTACAACAAAAATCTCAAGAAATGGCTCTAGATTTTGAAGCGAAGATAAAAGAAATGGCATTAAAATATAATACACAGCTAGATACAGCAAAATTAAAAGCTGATGCTGATTTAGATAAGATGATTATGGCTGGTAATAGCAAAATTCTTGAACAAGCACAAAAATCTGCTAATATGTTCAGCCAACAGGTACAAAATTTAAATGGAAACCAAAGACCAAGCCAGGAGATCAGAAGAGGTCAGCCGATCCAACCAGGCAAAACAGATATTGGAGAGTGAACTTTTTAAAGAGTCTGTTGAAACTCTTAAAAAAATTTACTCTGAAGCACTTTTAGAAAAAACAGGTGCTAAAGAAGGCGAAACAAGAGAAAAACTTTGGATCGCCTATAATGTTGTAGGAAAAGTTGAACAACATTTACAAAGTATTCTTGAAACAGGAAAACTTGCACAAAAACAATTAGAAGTTTTCCGAAAAGAACAACAAGAAAAAAAATTTTAACCAATCCAGGTTAAAATAAGCCAAGTCAAACGACAGCTTAACTAAGGAGAACGACTATATGTCAGAAACAAACCCATTACTGAACAAAGAGTCAGTACAAGGTGCTGCTAAACATATTGAAGGTTTATTAGACTCAAAAGGAGTAATTTCTAAATCTCAAAAAGAAGAAGCACCAGTTGAACAGAAAGAACCAAAAGCGAAAGCAGAAGATAATCAAGAAGTTCAACAACAACCTGAAGCTCAACCCCAAGAGGAAGCTACAGTTCAAGAAGAAGCATCCCAAGAGAATGCTAGTAACGAACAAGAAACCGATCTACACCAAGTTATTGTTAATGGTGAAAAGATTGATGTTGACCTTGAAGAATTAAAAGCAGGTTATCAGAAAGATGCCGACTATAGACGAAAAACAGAAGAGATAGCTCTTGAAAGAAGAGAAATTAATTCTGAAAAAGAACGTCTAGCGAAAACCTATTCAACCAAGATGGATGATTTAAATTCACTTGTGTTGACTTTGAACGCAGAGATTAACAGCGATGCAAATTCCAAAGAGCTAGATAGACTTTGGGATGAAGATCCAACTGAAGCTGCGAAGATTGATCGTAAGTTAAGAAGAAGGAGAGAAACTATTTCTCAAGCTCAGAAGAAACTTAGAGATCATCAACAAGCACAGTTTCAAGAGGTTCTAAGAGAAGAGCAAAAAAAGGTTGCTTTAAAGTACCCTGAATTGCAAGATCCTGTAAAAGGTAATTCTCTTAAATCAAATATGGTTAATTATTTATTGAGTAAAGGCTTTAGTGATAAAGATGTAAACTCAGTTTATGATTCAAGAATGTTTGATGTCATCGTTGACGGCATGAAGTACAATGATAACAAAAAGTTGAAACCAACTTTAGTTAGCAAGAAAGTTAAGCCATCAAAATTTGTTAAGTCCGGTGTTAAGTCAACTAAGGAAGAACAGAATCAACAGTCTAGGTTGGAACGAATTAAAATGCTTAAGAAGACAGGAAGTCCTAAAGACGCAACTGACCTCTTAATGCGTTATTTGTAAACAACTAACCTAATAGGAGAAAACAATGGCTGTATTTCAAACATACCAAACAGTCGGCATAAGAGAAGACCTAGCGGACATTATTTACTCAATAAGTCCAACAGAAACTCCGTTTATGTCTGGTGTTGCTAAAACAAAAGCAACAAATACATCACACCAATGGCAAACAGATGCTTTGGCTGATGTAGCTGCAAATGCTGCGGTAGAAGGTGCAACAATCACATACCCAACATTATCAGCAACAACTAAACTAACAAACCACACTCAGATTTCTACAAAAGCTGTGCAAGTGTCTGCAACAAATGATGCTGTAACATCTGCTGGAAGAAATAATGAGTTAGCTTACCAAGTAGCAAAATCTGCGAAAGAATTAAAAAGAGATATGGAAACAGCTCTTTTATCTAACGTAGCTGCTGCTGCTGGAAATGCCACAACTGCAAGAAAATTAGGAGGAGTTCAAACTTGGATTTCTACTAACGTAGATGCAGGTGCTGGTGGATCTGGTGCTGGTGCTGGAGCAATAAGAACAGATGGAACTCAAAGAGCTTTCACAGAAGACCAATTAAAAGGTGTTCTAAGAAGTTGCTTTGATGAAGGTGGAAATCCAAACATGATTATGGTTGGAGCTTTCAACAAACAAAAACTATCTGGCTTCACAGGCGGATCAACTAGATTTGATCAAGCAGAGGACAGAAGATTAGTTACATCTATTGATGTCTATGAAAGTGACTTTGGAACATTACAAGTTGCTCCTAATAGATTCATTAGAGGTGCTAACTCAACTGCTGCTAAAAAAGGTCAAGATGCTCTAATCTTAGAGATGGACTACTTTGCAGTAGCTTTCTTAAGAGATTTCAGTTTACAGAATCCTGCACAGACTGCTGATGCAGACCAAAGATTCATGGTAGCTGAGTACACTCTTGAGTCAAGAAACGAAAAAGCTAGTGGTGCTGTTTACGATTTAACAACATCATAATCTTAATTGTGATAGGGGGTGTAACCTTTAAAAACTACATCCCCATCACTTAACCAATGTTGAAGTCTTAGTAAGGTTATAGGCGGAACAACAAACGGAGAAAAAAAATGAGAACACTAAACGATTATTTTTTATATGGAGTAATTGATGACATATCTACTGCTTCTACAGTAAGAATACCTGTACCAGATGCTGGTAAGGTTATTAAAATATCTACTGTATTAGGTGGAACAATCGCAACTGCAAACGCAACTGTGACTGCAAAAGTTGGTACTACTAATATGACTGGTGGTGCAATTACTGTAGCTCACTCTGGGTCTGCTGCTGGTGATATAGATACAGCAGAACCAACTGCTGCAAATAATGTTGTTGAAGGCGATTTTATTGCTTTAGCAACTGATGGTGCATCTACAAATACACATACTTTACACTTTACAATAGTTGTAAGAAGATAGTAATAATACTAGGGGGTTCATGCCTAGCGGAAGTTCCCCCTTTAAAATAATAGGAGAAAAATATGAGTTTTAATTACGCATTAAGACCTGGAACTACACAAAAAGTATCACCATCTGGTTCATCTGCTGCAACTGCAAACAAGTTTGGTACACAAACTGAATATGTAAGAGTAGCTTCTGATGCAGATTTACATATTGTTTTTGCTGTATCACCAACTGCAACAGCAAATGATATATTTTTACCAGCAGATCAACCTGAGATATTTAAGGTTTCACCTGGTGAAAAAATGGCTGCTATTGGTAGTGGTAATGTTTCAGTTACTGAAATGAGTGCTTAGTGGCTAAGAAAAGACCGCTTTTTGGTGTTTCAAATTATGTAAAAAGAACTAGGAAAAAAAGACCTGGTAGGCATAAAAAAAAATATAGCAAAAGAATACCAAGAAGAAAAAAATATAGAGGACAAGGCAGATGAAAGATATTGTTAAAGATGGTTTGCAACAAACCACTTATTCTAAAGATGATATGGAGAAAAAAATTGTCATCAAAGAACAAGTTAATATAAATCCTCACCTTAAACATAATAAAGCTCTTTACACTCAAAATGATGGTTATTCAAAATCAAGAGAACTTAAAAGAGTAGCTTCAATACCAACAATCGCTTTATCAGTATGGGCAAATGAATATAATGGTGATAGCAACTGGTTTGGTTTACCAAAAGAAGTTCAAAAAAAAATACTAAAAGAAAAACTTAACAGTAGTGAGTTTAGATATTTTAGAACAGCAGAAGGAAAAATATAATGGCATTAAATAGTTATTCAGCTTTAAAAACATCAATAGCAAATTGGTTGAACAGATCAGATTTAACTACAGAGATAGAAGATTTTATTGTTCTTGCAGAAAAAGATTTCAATTCAAAATTAAGAATAAGACAAATGGTTTCAACAGATAGTTCTTTTTCTATCAACGCAGAAACAGTAGCTTTACCTACAGGATTTTTACAAGTAAGAGATTTTTTTATAACCGATGGTGGTAGTAAGCATTCTTTACAATACATAACACCAGCACAAATGGATCAAATAAAAGGATCAAGTGTAACTGGTCAACCCACAACATATACGATAATTGGTGAAAACTTTAGATTCGCACCAAAACCATCTACTACTTACACAGCAACTTTAAATTTTTATAAAGAATTTGACCCTCTATCTGATAGCAATACATCTAATTTTATTTTAACAAGTCACCCTGCTATTTATTTATATGGTTCACTATATCACTCTGCAAATTTTTTAGGTGGTGTTGAACCAAGACTTATTCAACAATGGCAACAAATGTATGCTACAGCTTTAGAAAGACTTGAAAGAAATGATAGAGAAGATCAATATGGTAATGCTCCTTTACAACAAAGATCAGATGTAACAGTAGCAGCACCATTTAATGATTACTCAAGAGTTTCTTTTAACAACAATACTTAGGACTTTGAATGCAAATACCTTTTGGAGAATGGCTACCTGATCAACCTGAATATCTAAATCCAGGTGCTATAACAGCAAACAATGTTTACTATGCACAAAATTCTTACAAAAGATTTCCTTCATTAGTTACCTATTCAAGCAATACTACATCTGCAAATTCAAGAGGAGCTGGTTCTTTTAGAGATGGATCAAATACTGTATTTAATTTTGTTGCAACAAATACAGATATTTTTCAATTAGATTCAGGAACTTTCACATCAAGAAAATCATCACTTACTGGTGGTAATGATGACTATTTTACATTTACTCAATTTGGTAACCATGTGATAGCAAGTAATGGTGTGGATGCACCTCAGTATTATTTAATGGGTACATCAACAAACTTTGCTAATCTTTCATCTATAGGTTCATCTGGGACAGTTCCTGTTTTCAAAGTATCAGGTGTTATAAGAGATTTCTTAGTTACAGGTAATCAATCAAACGCATCTAACAGAATACAATGGTCTGGTATTAATGATATTACAACTTGGGAACCAGGAACAAAACAATCAGACATACAAGACTTACCAGGTTCAGGTGGTCAAATAGTTCATATCACATCAGGTGAAGTGGGTTATGTATTTAGACAAAACCAAATCATTCGTATGGATTATGTAGGTGGAGCAACAGTATT